TTAGTTGATTGCACGCCTTCAGTTACAACATTACAAGAAATACCACTATTTGAAGTTAATTGTTCACCAGAAGTGAAAGAGACCGCAGTTGTATTTGAACCTCCACTTGCATAACGTATATAAAGGGTTTTAGTATTTGGCGAACCTGCTTCAGATCCATCTTTGCTATCAATAACTACTGCTGAGATTCCTGATGTTGCTCCAGTAATTAGAGTATTAACAAAAGAAGCTGCGTTTGCTGAAGCCCCATTCGCTGAATTGTCTCTGATTTTAACATACGGCAAACTTTCTTTTGTTAAAGTTAAACCACTGACTGTAGTGCCTTCTTGAAAAACGTGTTCAGCAAATCTATCAATTTGATTTTGCTGAATCGTCTGCATCTGTGTAAGTTCTCTCGCTTGCACAGCAAGTCCTGGACGAAATAAAACTCTATGAAAGTTTTTTGTTTCATCAAAATCGTCGTAGTATGGATCTACGTTAAAATTTGTTTCAAGTGAAGCGGTATTTGCAAGCGCCATTATTTCTTTTCCTTAGAATTTAAATACTATTCTAAAATCTTCTGTTTGTTGGATATCTCTTTCAATTGGAGAAATGTTTTCGATATAAATTACTTTTCCACTACGCATATTTATATTCGCAGTTTGTATGCCTGATATCACAGCTTGAACTGAACTTGTATTTCCTGTGATAGTTTCAGTGTTTGAAAATATGCCGTTAGATGTTGTAATTCTTAAAACACCAGCAGTATTGGCTGAGTTTGTATTTGAGAATGATACTACCTTTGCAGTCTGACCAGAAGTTGATCCATTAATAATCTCATCCAATGTGAACAATCCAGATCCTGTGACGCTGGTAAGAGTCAATTGAGTTGTCAAATCATATTCACTACCTGAAGCAAGAGCTCCATTTTGAGAAAGAGTTGGATTTTTAACAACACCAAAAACTCTAAAATCGTTCACAATAGGAAATGTTCCGCCAACTGTATTTCCTGTTTGAACTGATTGCATTACATATCTACCATCAAGTTCTGAGACAGCATCTGAACCATGTCCTCCAGGAGCGGGAAGAAAAGGAATTGCGTTAGCGCCTGAACCGTGTGAACTATTTGCAGAAACCGTAACTGCTGCTCTACTATAGTTCGTACCAGTTGAAATCATAATAATTTGATTTATAGGAGCGCCAGTATTATTGGCAGTAGCGACATTGGCATATGCAGTAGCGCCCGAACCATCACCAGCAATAGTAATTTTAGGACCAACAATATATGTTGAGCTAGTATTTGGAGAAGGATTGAGTGCAGATGCAAGTGTCGCAGTTCGCGTCGATCCAACATAGTCAACAACTTCTTTGATTTGAGTTGCTCCCAATCCAGAATCAATATAAAGAGTCGATCCATTGTAAATATTGTCGATTGTATCTGCAGTATTGGCAAGCACCACTACCGTATTGGAAGTGACGCTGGAGAAAGTGCCATTTGTCATTAAATAGTTATTGCCAACGTTTTTTAAATCAATAACTTGAATCGATCCATTTGATGCTGCTTGTTGAACAGTCCACTGATAAGAACCATTGTTTGCAGTAAGTGTTTGAACTGGCATCCAATCTGCGGTTAAGAATTTTATTCTATTACCAGCAGAAACTTGGTACATAAATTTCCAAACATAACCATCTGACGTTCTTACTAACGCCGTTGACGTACCAGTTGGTTTTACTGTCGACGATGTGCCTTTATTATTATAAAGGCACTTATAAACATTAAATTCATCTGTAATAATATAAAAAGTATTAGAGCTTGCGGGAGCAGCAAACAAAGATCCGTTTGTGTTGTCCCACTCTCTATATACTGTATTATTTGCCCAATTATATCTTGGAGCAACAAAGGTTATATCAGAAGCTTGTACTTTTTTAGCAGCAATACTATTGATCCAAAAATCAAAATCTTCTTGATCAATTGATGCTGACAATGAAGGAGGACTGGTATCATCGTCCCATGGAGTAATTCTTGCAATTTGCAAATAATATGAATTACTCGCACTTCGCAGATCTTCATAAAAAAGCTCTGCTGCTTTCTGATGCATATATCTTGTTACCAAGTTGGGCATAACAAGTTCCTATTAAGCTGATGCGGTATAACTTACATTTAGTGTATCGCCACTACCTAACACTTTATCACCACCACTGAATAAACCAGCGGAGTAAAGAATATCATTTGCTCCTCCGTTCGTTGTAGAAGTTTTTGTGTTGTTACTTGTAAGGAAAGCGCCCTTAACTGTTACGGAAGAATTAATAGAAAACCCTACATCAGAAGATGTTGCTTTAGAACCACTTGATGCAGCACTAAATGATGGCGCCGGGCGAGTGCTTTCTGAATATGTGTTTGCTTCTGTCCATCCAGCATGCGATCCGGCTGTATCACCAGCAGCAATAGCTGAATAACCAACACTTGAGATTAAACCAAGATACCAAGCAGAAGTGTAAGAACTACCCGCTAAATAAGTATCAAGTAAATGGTTTTTTCCTTGAGTAACTACGGTATTTTTAAATGTATCAGTCCATTTAATTTTTCCGTCGGAACCAATGCAAGTTGCAGTATAAACGCCTGAGAGATTTACATCTTCGTTAAAAGAAGCTCCTCGTGTCACACTAGCGTCCGTGCTATCAGTTGTTGAAATTTTTTCAATTGACATTTATTTTCTCCATTTATGTCATAAAAATTAAATATTTACAAGCTTATTTATAATATTTTATGTGGCTTTTCTAACTGCAGCAATATTTACTGGTGGTAGAATATCTGTTGTAACCTTGAAGGAACTGTTACTAGCAATCTTACCAATTGTAAAGGAAGTGGTATTTGATTGACCAGTTACTTCGAAGTTGACAGTATTACCAACTGAGAAGTCTGTATCAAACGACGCGACTCCATCGCCCAAGGAATCATTGTAAAGAACCAGTCTTGGAGTATCGTCAAAGTCGCTTTCGCTATATCCATCAAGGAAGAATATTGGTACATTATCAAACGCTCCACTGACGGAGTTGGCAAAGGTAGTATTAGCATAATCGCCTGTTCCGGTCCAAGGACCATTAACAATCGTAGCGGTAACAGTATCAAGTTGACTTGCAGACTCACCAATAGCCTCACCAGGCTGTCCTGTAACCATGGTGGAGTTTGTTGCATCAGTAGTAATCACCGATTCAGCAACTGATCCTACACCCAAATAAGTAGAATCTGTTACGTCTGCTGTTGTAACACTCTCAGATATAGTTTGTGTGAGAGATACAAGAGTGCCGCCCGTGGTATCTACTGGTGTGATAGATTCAGTTGATAATGGAACGGTATTGGTTATCATTGTTGCGTTCGGCGTATCAACAGAAGTTAACGATTCTGCTGTTGCGGACTCCGCCAGGAGCCCGCCGTTTAATGTATCTGTTAATGACAGGGTTTCAACTATCGCTTGATCAGTATTTGCGAGTACGACAGAATCACCACCTCTATCAGTAATTGCTCCAATCGTAACAATTGAATTAGCAGTATTAAATATATTTTTTCTGCCAAACAATTCTGTCCCAGTAGGGTGTAATATATTTTTTACAATCGATTTATAAGTTTTCAAAAATTGATCAGATTCAATTTCATACGAATATTCTTGATAATAATAATTATCTTGAAGCCTATTATTCCAAGAAAGAAATCCTTTTGTATCAGTATAACCGCCAGGATAATTAGTAACACCTGACACTAATGGCAACCCTGTTCCGTTTTCAGTTCCTACTCTTGTTTGATTGGCTATAGTTACAGTGCTGCCTTTAATGTAACCAGCACCATTTAAAACAATATCAATTGATCTAATGGTACCAGTAGCATAAGAAGGTGTAATGATTGCATTATTACCTTTAAACCCGCCTTTAACTGCATCTGAAATAGCAAGAGCTTCAATTCTTGGTTGTCGTATAAGAATTGTTGGCAAACCATCTCCATAATTTCTGCCGCGAGAAGAAACACTAATAGCTGAAATCGTTCCCACAGTTTCTTGATCAAAATTAAGTGCTTTATTCAGTGCTGTTGAAACATTAGCAATAGCAAGGTTTGCACTTAATGTAGTGCTGTTGGCTCCTAAAGAAGGAAATACTGGTCCTGTATTAATAACAACATTTCGCATTCCTGTTATTGTATCAGTATTAATAAAAATGACTTCAGTATCAGATATAGCAGAAACTGTAAAAGCAGCTCCAACGCCAGAACCACCAGTTGATATTGTAACAACAGCATTTGTTTGATAACCGCTACCACCATTTGTAATTGTAAAGTTTAGAGCTGATCTGTTTGTAATTGATGTTACAGTTCCTGTAGCGCCTGAACCACTACCAGTCAAACTAACAGTATCACCAACTAGATGTCCAACGCCGCCACCTCCAGTTGTAACTGTAACAGCTTGCATAGGACCAGTCGTCCCATAAATTGTGGCGTTTACTGTATTACTAGAATTTTTTACAAGTTCCCCGTCCTGAAAAACTCCGTCTAAACTTGTAATATAAATTTCGTCAACAGGAACTCCAGTTTCAATAATAGGATAAATTTCATCAACTGTAGCAGTTGCTCCTGAAATAATGCCTGTAATTGAGTCACCTAGATTAAAGGAGCCAACTCTTGGTTTTGCAATTTTAACTGAAACTCTTTGTGTCCATCTTCCATCAGAAGCTCTTAGAATGTCTTCTCCTGGATAATAAAATTCAATTTCTTCATTGTACAAAATTCTGAATAATAATCTATATGATATTTCACTACCACGAGACCGATAAATATCTTTAATGTGCTTCGCGAGTAATTTTCTGTCAGTAAGGGTTTTTCTTGGAATAGAACCCATAATTTCACGGTGAAAATATTCTAAATATCTATCATAGGTATTATCAATGTCTTGATAATTTAAAAGATTTCGTGAAACTTCAATAGCATTATTTGCTTGTTCTAACCATTCATAGTACGCTTTTACGAAAGTTATAAAATTTGCGCCACTTGTATCAACCGCATCTCCTCTTGTATAAAAAGGAAATTGGTTTTCGACGTGTGATGATATTTTGTTATTCGTAGACATTAGTAAACAACTGATGTGCTAGTTGATCCTGTTGGTGTATTAACTGTGACGCCAGCGGTTGTGGCTATAGCACTTTGTGCTACGACAACAGATGTATTATCATCAATCAATTCTACAGTCGCGCCAGCAATTAATAAAATTTGATTTCTAAGAGCAATAATGTCCGCATCAAAAGGATCTGCAAATATGCTTATGTAAGAACCTGAATACGCAGTTGGTTTGAATGCCTTAAGTTCAACAACACCTGTTGAATAATTTATTGTTCCAATGTTTCTGTCTAAATATACCCTAGCATTTATATTATTAAGGTAATACACTCTAATATTGCCATTACCATCATCATCTAAATATGATGTTCTATTTTCATATGTAAATGATGACGAACTAATAGCATATTGATGTCCAGCATGAGGATTTGTAATTCTATTACTAAAACTTGTTACATAGTTTTGAGTAATTGTAGTGCTTGGAACTAATCTTTTTTCTATAATAATAGTTGTAATGTTATTTAAAACTGAAGGATCACTGTCATCAATACTGTCTGTGAATCTTGAATATCTAAAATGTTTATTTTCAAACGTTCCTAAATTATTTGTTTCAAATCTTGTAATAGTGTTCAATATTTTTTGTTGAATTGCTGCCGCTGTTAACGTAGTCAAATCTGGTTGGTATTTTGCTTTTACAGTTGGTTTAATAAAAAGATATGTAGCGTCCACAAATTCTGTATCAATTGAAAGTATATTGTATTTTTTTAAATTAGTTTTGATTGTATTTTTTCGAGAGGCGGAAATTACTGTTCCGTTAGTTGGTTTAACTGAGACATATACCTTACCATAAATTGGTGGAGTGTTTTCTTCGCCGCCCCAAACATTTACTGAAGCAATATCACCATTATCTCTTAAAATAATTCGCTTGTAGTCTTCTGCCAGAACAGCTCTATTTTGAGTTTCAAAATTCTTTGGAGCATTATATTTAATTGAATCGATTGACTCAATATCAGAACCACCTGAAGTTTTTGCGCTAACAGTAAAAGTGAATGAGCTATATCCACCTAATGTTGATGGATTAGTAAATGTATCAATACCATTTCCTTCAACACCATTGCAGACTCTATATTGAACATTTACAATATTGCCAGTATCTAATTGCTTTCCAATAACATCATCACCAAAATAAATTTCATATTGTTCGTCTTCTACTTCTTGTAGGAAATAAACTGTGCTGGTCGCTTTTACTTCAGTAATATCATTTGCTAAAGTATATGTTGTTGATGTTGAATCCTCTGAAGAAACTTCAACTGTAACTGCAATTGAAGTCGTATCAACTCTTTTATTTGGTAAAATATATTTGACAGGATTAGCATTATTGACTGTAAATCTATGAGTGATTGTTCTTCCTTCAACAATACCAATCGTTCCTGAATAATCTTGAGCTTCTGTGAAAGTATATGCCTGTGGTGTGACAAACTTATAAGTAACACCATCAACAGTTGCTGACCATTCTGTATTTTTAGCAATCGTAATTGAAGGTGGAGTATCAGATGGAGTAATTGTAACGGCAGCGGTTGTACTAGCTCCACGAGCAGAACGAGTTGAATAATTCAACATCTTTGCTCTTGAAACAATATTATCTCTTAACTGAGCAGAGTCAAGAAACATTTCATTACCAACCATGCTGGAATAAAAAGCATTTTGATATGTGTTATATGAAAGAAGGTCTAATAGCATACTAATAGTGGAACCTTCAAAATCATAATCAGTAAACTCTGGCTTCGATGAAATATAAGTCTTTAATGATGATTTAATTGTATTGAAGTCGAGCTCTGTAACACTAATTGTTGAATTTGCTGCCATTATCTGATTCTTTCTATCAGGATGTCTACATTTATTGGTTGAATACTATTAAACAATTTAAACATAATTGTTATTAACAGATTGTTTTCGTCATGACGAGGTTCAACAAAAACATCCAAAACTTCAACTCTTGGCTCATAGTTTTCAAGAGCTTGTCTTACATTACGAGACAAATTGTATGCAGTTAATGTATCAAAGTTCTCAAATAATTGAGAGATAATATCTCCACCAAGTTCAGGCTGATATGGTCTTTCATAAAAATTTGTTAAAACAATATTTTTCACACTCTGCTTTACGGCATCAACTCCTTTAAGAATTTTAACATTTCCAGTAATTGGATGAGCATTAAAAGATAAAGGAATATCTTTGTAAGCAGGCGTTTCTGAAGATAATTTTGTTTTTGACTCAGCCATATTTAATCTCTTATTTTTTATTATTTATAATGAAATTGATCATTATCAAAATCATTCTTCTATATCGTCTATTTTAGCAATACTAGATGATCTTGGTGGAATAATTTGGTCTGAATAGTCAACAAAACCGCCTTCTTTATCAACATAGTGATCCTTATCAATTTTTTCTTTAAAATCATCAACATACTGGTAAGTAGCAACGCCGCCATGTTTAATATCAGTTGTGCCGGTAATAAGCGTTTTAGTATTGCCTTTAATAACTTCTGTTTTATTGCCATCAACTTGAACATTCCAATTCCCCTTAATATAAGTGAAACAGTTACTATCAATGGTAATATGGCAACTTCCTTTAATGTTTACATAATCAGAACCTGCAATTACAACATAGTTATTTGCTACAATGCGTGTTGACTTTGCGCCGTCAGCATCTACTTCTGTAAATGTGCCAGTTCGATGATATTCTTGTATCCTTTCAGCATTATTTGTATCATCAACTTCTTTAATATGCCCAGATTCACTTTCATAAACATGGTTCTTTGGATATGAAGTATTATACCTTGCAATTTCTTTGCTCGTCAGATCAGTCGTTTTTCTCTCGTTCCATTTTTCAGAACTATTCGCGATAGGAACTTGCAAAGTTGCTGTATTATCTTTTGAAGCAAGGATTGGATGACTATCGTTTCTGGCAAGTCTGTTTGTATCAGGTCTTGCAGTTTGATTTGTTACTATACCCCGTGGATATACTGAAATATTTGGATTATCAGGTCTTGTGTTTGGATCATTAAAACCTAATGTTGGATTGCCTTGTTCAGTTGGAATGCCTGCGATAGATCCCATAATTATTGGTCTTTGCGCTTCCTTTCCGTCAAGGAAGAAACCAACTACCCACGATCCTTCAACCAACCCAGTTGCTGATTGACCAACATCACCCATCGCAGCTGATGTGATAGATTGTATAGGCTGTGCCCAAGGCAAATTATCAGTTGGCGTTTCTGATTTATTTGATGAATGATAGCCATAACATCGCACTCTTATACGTCCAAGTTGAAGAGGATCTGCCCTGTCCTCAACGACTCCCATAAACCAAACAAATTCATCTCCCATATTATTCATTTATTCACGCCTTATTTCTTTTGGATCTTTATGATAAGAATCTTTAACGCATTCAATAACAGTGGTATAATTTGAATCTTGTTTATTGATAACGTGCCTAATACCAGTGATAAAAAATTTCTTATCCAACAATACATTTAATTTTTTTATAAACTCTTGATTTTGTGATTGTTGTGGAAAATGTAAATTGATGACATCGCCAATATCAATATCTGAATTTCCTGGTATTTCCACAGACAAAACAATGTTTTGTAATTTTTTACGAGAAACAATATCATACGAAATGAACTCATGTAAACGTCTAGGATTTCTTAATTGTTGATCAGTTTCTACACCATTTTGTTCAAAAGGTTTATGTACTCTATCTTCTACGTAAAGTACATCTCTCGGGTTTCCTATATTACTTGGTAAAAAATATTTATATGTTGATTTTAAATTGTCTCTTCTGTATAGAGAACCTTCAGTATTCAAAGGTCTCATCACACCATCTTTATTTTTTTCAAGAGAGTTCATAGCCGCTTTGCCTTTTTCTATATTAAACGATACTTCAGTAAATCGTTTGAAAATAGGGTCTAAGGTTTCGACGTCATGAGAATATTGACCGTTTTGAACGTTTTCCAAATTATCAACTTGTTTTACAATTTCAAAACTTTGAACATATTGATGCGCTTTAATTGATGGTTCTCTTTTGGGCTGTTCCATTGAAGAATCAACAAGAAAAAAATCATCAACAGGTTCGGTTGACATTAAGGTGTCAATTGTTCTAAGATACCAACCATCGTAAGACTCATAAAAAACAAAATTAGAGGATTCGTTTGGATCATTGACTGGATTAGAAGCAATGACGACATTGTCATAATCAATTTCATTGATTACAGCATCAGTTTTTACTCTGCCTTCTCTAATCGCCATATTGATTGCATTAAAAGGTTTCTCTCCAGGAAAATTAAAATTTAAATTTTGAGCACTTTCTTGTAAAAATAATTTTTTAGATTTTTTAACAAATGTGTGATCTTCTTCTAATGGTTTGAGGAACTCGTCATAAATTCCTCTGATAATTTTATCTGCTGATAAATCTTTGTACGACCTTTTAACTGATTTTAGTTCACTATTAACTATTTCTGCAGAACATGCATGCACAATAAATACATCCGATCTTTGCGCTGCTTTTTGTCTTGAAGAAATGTTTGTAATTTTTAAAACAAATTCTCTCATCTTTTTAAAAGTGGGAGTTCTAAATCTAATAACAATAATTTCATCACCAACAACAGGAATCAGCTCTGGCAAACCATTTGCATCAGAAACAAGAATATCAGCATAGATACCATTACCTTCTAAGTCAAGGTAAATATCAATGCTTTGAGTCATTTCTTTAATGTTAAGAGTTCTTTTGTTGTGGTTAACAATTAAGACTTGATTTAACTCTATATCATTCTTTTTATATTGTTGCGCCATTATTCAAAAATTCTTTCGGCTTCATCTAACAGTTGTGGTAAATAAATGTTCTCGAGAATTTTAATGTTTCTTTTATTATTGTTTAGACGTTCTTCATATGTGTAATTAGAAACTTCTCTTCTTTGAGAACTAGGAAGAGTAGCATATGTTGTAGCATCAACAACAATAACATCTTCTGGAATAATGGAATCATCAAACCTTATGCTTTGACTTTGATAAATCCACTCATAATGGTGGACTGTATTTAATGCACTTTCAACAGAACCGTATTTACCTTTAATAAAATTAATAAAAGGTTGATAATCCATTGGCCAGTCATAAAGAACATCGTGTATATCATTTACAATAAAAATAATCCAATCCAATTCTGAATTACCATAGTATCTATTGGCAATAAATTGCGCTGACTGCCCTTCTTCAACTTCATGGTAATAGTATAGATTGACTTTATCTTTTATTTCTTCTAAAACACGATATCTGGCTAATAAATTTTGTATATTTCTTGGCTGACCATTTTTAAGAAGGTCAAAACTAATTTCAGGGTGGTTGACAAAAAAATGCATTGTACCTTACCTATTTTGACCGTTAATGTCTTCTTTAGTAATAACTGAAACTTCTTGGAATGAAAGATCTAATTGAACAGCGACTGGATATTTTTCTCCACCAAGACTTCTATGATACATTGGACCATCAGGATGATAATTAACACCAATTGTTTTTAAAACAGAAGGACCAATATTGTACAAAGTTTTTTCATGTCGAAAGTCAATATCAAACTGTTCTGGGTAGTTGTAAAAATGAGGCAATCCTCCGCCCGATCCTGTTTTAGAAGGAGCAGCGTGATATTTAAATAGTGTAATTATATTTTGTAATGCGACCGCTTCATTTAAGTTTCTAGAAACCAATTTCCAAGAAAAAGCATGTTCTCTAAATGCTGGAGAATCATAAACAAGAGCCATATAAGGGTTTCGAGCAACACCAGCACCAGCCATTGCTCCTTTGGCAATAGCATTATCAGCAAGCCCTGAGCCTGCAGTTACTGATGCGCCTATTCCAGCAGCCTCTTTTGCAACTCCTCCTGCGCCAAGTTTTTTAATAGAATCAATAGCGCCAGTCCCTGCTTTTCCTGCTACATCCCCTACACTAGCTCCGGCCATTATTTGATCTACCATTGATCTTGCTTTGCCGCCACCTTGCGCCGCTAGCATTCCAGTAACTCCTAATCCTTCAGAGTTATAACCATGACCGTATTGTGTAGCGAGTCCTATCGGAACTGGTAAAAAAATTCTTGCAATATCTTGATCAATTGGAAAATCATTTTTTGCCATTAATTTTTGTTTATTAATTCTAAAACACATCCAATTATCAACTTCAACCAAATCTCCAGGAAAAATAAAACTTTTTTCTTTATTCTCTAATTTTTGTTGAAGTTCATTCGTTGCTGATGGTCTTCCATCGAGTTTAGCAGTTGTGCTCTGAGACATATAAATATTTCCCTAAGAAACAATTTTTTTATTATTTATAATGGCTACACTTAAAGGTAGATTTAAACCACGCAATCCTCGTAAATATAAAGGAGACCCTACGAACATTATTTACCGTAGTTCGTGGGAACTTAAATTTGCGAATTGGTGCGATTGTAATGAAGCTGTCATACAATGGCAATCTGAAGAATTTGCTATACCATATAAGAGTCCAATTGATGGGAAATACCATCGTTACTTTCCAGACTTTCTTGTAAAAATAAAAAATGCTGATGGTAATATAGAAACTTGGGTTGTGGAAATTAAACCAAGCCATCAAACCAAAGAGCCTCGTCCTCAAACTCGTATGACTAAAAAATATATCAATGAAGTTAAAACTTATGCGATCAACAAATACAAATGGGATTATGCAGTAGAGTGGTGTAAAGATCGAAATTACAAGTTTGTTATATTCACTGAGCGTGAACTGAATATCAAGTGAAATATTATAAATAATGAAAAGGAGTTTTAAATGCCAGCGTTTACGTTTGATCAATTATTAGCAAGAGGAACAAGTGCCGGAAAGGTTCCAGCTCGCACGCAGGATGCTAGAAATTGGTATCGTAATGCAGCAAAAAAGACAAGCGTGACTGATAGCCAGTTAATGCGCTCAGATAGAGATAAACTAACACAAGATGCAGCCATCGGTAAAATGTATGCATTTTTCTATGATCCAAAACACAAGAAAACGTTACCATATTATGATCGTTTTCCGTTGATATTTAAGGTGAAAAATGTTCCAGATGGATTTCTTGGCATTAATTTACATTATCTTCCTCCATCTTTGCGCGCAAAATTAATGGACGCTCTTTATGATTTGACAATAAATGAGAGATATGATGAAAACACAAAATTGCGCTTGAGCTATGATATTTTAAATAGCGCAGCAAAATATAGATGGTTCAAACCAACGCTAAAAATGTATTTGAATAAGCACGTAAGGTCTAGATTTTTACTCATCGATGCGGTAGAATGGGACATTGCTCTATTTTTACCAACTGAAAGATTTGAGAAAGCAAGCAAAGCTACTGTTTGGAAAGATAGTAGACAAATTATTGGGGGAAGATAATGTCTTTCAAAGTCAATGAATTCACAGCAGAAATGAATAAAAATGGAGCGGCAAGAGCCGATCATTTTGAGATGACTATTAGTGGTATTCCTGCTCCAGTAGCATCAGAAATCAATTTTAATAGCACGTCATCATCTGCTGAAACAACAGCAAGGGGAATGACTTATAGAATTGAATCTACGATGTTACCAGGGAGAACTATAACACCAGTTGAATATAAAGATTATGGAGTGCCATATAAAATTGGTGGTCTTCCTAATTATGTTGATATTGAAATACAAGTTATTCTTAGTGAAGATTTAAGAGAAAGAAATTTCTTCCTTTCTTGGCAAGATTACATTGTTGGTGCCCATAGAACAGAAAGTGGTGTTTCAAGAGGATCTCAATTTGATACGGCTTATTATGATGAATATAAATGCGATGGCATTACTATCACTCAATATTCTTCTACTGGACAAAAGGTATATGAAATACAATTAATTGAGGCATATCCTTTGGTCGTTGGTCCAGTAACTTCAACTTGGGGAACAGTAGAATATCTAAAACAACCAGTTACCTTTACATATAGATATTTTACAGAAACTCCAGGTGCTGTAAACGTAGAACCAACACCTCCAGGCGTGGACCCATTACTCATAAATGCTTTAAATGCTGTGGCGAGAGGACCGGGCGCGGCAAAAGCATTTTTAAATGGACAGGTTACAAGAGCAGTTGCTGCTCCGTTCTCGCAATTATCACAAGAGGTACCAAGTCCATTACGAGGAATAACTGGTCCAGCACTCGCGAGAGCACAAGCAGTGGCTCAACAAAAGGTTTTCAGATTTTAATATGAAATGGAGATTATAATATGGCTTTGCCAAAACTGGTATCACCTGAATTTACAATTATTGTTCCGTCAACAAAAGAACCATTAAAAATTAGACCTTTTTTAGTTAAAGAAGAAAAGGTTCTTTATATTGCGTTAGAAGGAGGCTCAGACAACGATATACAAGATGCAATGATTCAAGTTCTTGAAAATTGTATTATTACGCCTGGTGTAAACGTAAGGAACCTTGCATCTTATGATATCGAATATTTGTTTTTAAAATTAAGAACAAAATCAGTGGGCGAAATGATACCACTTAGAATGAAACACGGTGATGATAATCCTTGTAAGCATATTACTGAAGTTGAAATTAATGCAGATGATATTGAAGTTAAATTTAATGAAAAACATACGGATAAAATAGATTTGGGTGGCGGTATTGGAATTAAATTTAGAGAGCCTTCTCTAAAACAAGTAATTGGAATTACCCAAACAAATAAAACTAATAATGACTTCGATATGTTAATGTCTGTTGTTGGTGATAGTATTGAAATGATATATGATACTGAAAATGTTTATGATGATTTTACAAAAGATGAACTATTAGATTTCTTACAAAGTATGACACAAGAACAGTTTAATAAGGTACAAGAATTTTTCAATACGCTTCCTAAACTTACAACTGATGTTTCTTGGACTTGTTCTGAATGTGGTGGTAGTGAAAGCGTTACTGTGGAGGGTCTGCAAAGTTTTTTCGGCTAGTGCTCAGTCATGATTCATTGGCAAATATGTATGTCACTAATTTTTCATTAATGCAACACCATAAATATTCGTTGACTGAGCTAGAAGAAATGATACCCTTTGAGAGAGAAATTTATGTTAATATGTTAATAAACTATTTAGAAGAAGAGCAAAAAAGGTTAGAAAAAAATGGCTAGTCTTGCAATATTAGCAGATCAAATGAAAGTTGCTAATGGAAATGAAATAGTACAAACAACAGAAATAAGAACTATTTCTGCTGGTATACAAAATCTTATTTCTCTTAATAGTGGTATAGTAGCTGCTCTTAATCTACAAAACCAATTGACAATAGATAAAATGCAGCAAGATCGTTTAGCTCAGCTTGCTCTTGCTGACGCTTTATCTGAAAAAGGCGGACCTGGTGTAGCCCCTAAACCTGCAAATGATAATAAAAAACTAGAAGAGTCAAGCAGTGGTTGGATTGCATCACTTTTATTAGGATTTTTGGCTGTTAAAGCTTTGATATCAGGTTTTGTGTCTGGTTTAATTAAAGGCGTCACGACATGGATAAAAACTGTTGACAAACTATTTGGAGGTTTCTTTTCAAAAGTAATAAAATTTTTTGGAGATGGTTTTAAAAATTTATTTACCAAGGCATCCAATTTTATAAAGGGAGTTCTTCGAGTATTTGACCCCGTAATTGATTTCTTTAAGAATACAAAAGGAAAAATTCTCAAAGGACTTGATGATGCGTTCAAACCAGTAACGACATTCATTGATAATCTAAAGGTTGGTTTTTCAAGATACGGAACAAAAGCAACTGGTATGTTCGATGATCTTTTAAAGGTCAGCGATTTTGGTTCGATTGCAGGAAAAATTGGAGCAGGATTTAGAGCAGTTGTAAATGCATTTATAGCTCCTATAAAAGCTCTTGAGTTAGGACCTGATCTAAAAATCATAGGTACAACAATAAGCGATTTCTTTAAACCTATCATAGATTCTGTTAAGAATTTCTTTAGTGCAGAAGGACCTATAGGCAGATTCTTCTCTACTATAAAAAGCGTATTTTCGTTTGCTGATGAAGGCAGCGCATTAATGAAAACTCTTGGCGCAGTTGGTAGAGTGGTTGGCAAACTCTTCCTACCTTTCGCTGCAATCATGACTCTTTGGGATACTATCAGTGGTGCCTTCAGCGGATTTATAGATGATGAAGGTAACTTAGGAAGTAAAGTTTTAAGTGCTCTTGAAGGTGGCATATCAGGATTCTTAAATAGTATTATCGGTATACCTCTTGATCTTTTAAAGTCAGGAATAAGCTGGATAGCAGGAAAACTTGGATTTACAGAAGCTGAAAAGGCTCTTGATTCGTTTAGCTTTGAAGATTTAATCGACCAAGGCGTTAATGCAATATTTGGTTTTTTCAGGA